AAGGCAGGAAGTGACGGGCGAGGACGGTGGCCCGCAGGAAATGACGATTTCGTGGAAGGAGCCGAAGTAGTTGCATATTGAGATGCCCTACGAGCCGCGAAAGGCGTTTATGCCTTTCCACAACCGCACGAAGCGGTGGGCGTGCGTAGTGGCCCATCGGCGCGCTGGCAAGACCGTCGCCGCCGTTAACGACATTATCCGCGCTGGCATCACCTACAAAGGCCCGAATGGGCTGTTCGGCTACATTGCGCCATATATGAACCAAGCCCGGCGCATTGCGTGGGATTACTTCAAGTACTACGCCGAGCCGGTTACCAAAGATGCCAATGAGTCACAGATGACGCTAACCCTGTTGAATGGGGTCAAGGTTAGCCTGTTCGGAGCCGACAACGCCGACGCGATGCGCGGCCTTGGGTTTTCGGGCGTATACATGGACGAATACGGCGATTTTAAGCCTTCAGTATTTGGGAACATCATTCGTCCCGCCCTGTCGGATAAACAAGGTTGGGCGGTATTTGCGGGTACTCCCAAGGGCAAGAACCAGTTTTGGGAAGTGTTTGACCGGGCGACCCGCACCCCGCACGAATGGTTCCTGCTGCGCTTAACCGCTTCAGAAAGCGGGCTTCTCCCGGCTGGCGAACTAGCCGCCGCCAAGGCGCAATTGACCGAGGATCAGTACTTGCAGGAGTACGAGTGCAGTTTCGAGGCTGCAATCCTCGGGGCTTTTTATGGCCGGGAAATGAGAGAAGCCCAAGACCAAGGGCGAATCACCCGTGTTGACCATGATCCCGAGTTGGGGGTGTACACCGCTTGGGACTTGGGCTACCGCGACGATACCGCAATTTGGTTCTACCAAGTGGTTCGTGGCGAGATTCGGGTCATAGACTTCTATGCCGTTAGCGGGGCCAACATCGCAGAATTGGCCGAAGTGGTCATGGGCAAGCCCTACCGGTACGTTAAACACAACCTGCCTCACGATGCTCGGGCCAAGACGCTGGCCTCGGGCGGCAAATCAGTCATTGAGCAATTGGCGCACCATTTGGGCCTGTCCAGCCTTGCCATCGTTCCCGAGTTGAGCGTGCAGGACGGTATCCAAGCCGTGCGCGCCATGCTTCCCCGAGTCTGGTTTGACGCCAACAAATGCGCCGATGGCATTGAGGCTTTGAAACAGTACCAGCGCGAGTACGACGAGGACAAAAAGACGTTCCGACAGACACCGCGACATGATTGGTGTTCACATCCCGCAGATGCGTTTAGAATGTTGGCTATTGCTTGGCGGTCAGAGCCTACAGCCCAACGCCCGCCGGAGAGTCGAACATTGATCGTCGGCCCCGAGAATGAGGTCACCCTCAACGATATGTGGGCAATTCATTCACAACAGTCACGCAGGGCAAGAATATGAGTATTCCAGTTACTTCCGCGCAAAACGCGAAAAATATCACCGCAACCACCACGGTTTACACCGGAACGGGTGGTCTTTTTGGCATTTTCGTCGCCAGCACCACCGCAGGAACCATCAAGGTTTCGGACGGCGCAACCACGATGGTCAACACGTTTACGCCGCTTGGCGCGACCTTTTACCAGTTGCCGGGACGGTTCAACACCAGCCTTGTGGTGACCATTACCGGAACCGTTGATTGCACGGTGTTCTGGTCGTAAGACGAGAGGGACGCGCCATGGATCAGATCGCCAGCACAGAGGTTGAACGATACCTCCGCACCATCGGCGCGTATGACAACGAGTTCGCCAAGTGGAACGCTCGGGTCAAGAAGATCATTAAGCGTTACCGCGACGACACGCGCAGTCAGCAGGGTAACGAAACCGCCAAGTTCAACATCCTCTGGTCTAACGTCCAAACATTGATCCCAGCGGTCTACGCCAAACTGCCCAAAGCCGATGTGTCCCGTCGCTTTGGCGACAATGACCCCGTAAGCCGCGTGGCAAGCCTGTTAATTGAGCGGGCGGTGGACTTTGAGATTGAGCATTATCCCGATTTCCGCGCAACGATGAAAGAGTGCGTGACCGACCGATTCCTTGGTGGTCGCGGCGTGGCGTGGGTGCGCTATGAGCCGCACGTTGCCCCGCAGGGTATCGGTGACGACGGCTTTGAAATCACCGAGGACATTGAGCAGGGCGAAGGTGAGCCGGATCGGCCCGAGGAAATTGAATACGAGTGCGCCCCGACGGATTACGTCCATTGGAAGGATTTTGGACACTCGCCCGCCCGCACGTGGGAAGAAGTCACGCAGGTATGGCGTTGGGTCTATATGACCCGTGAGGCGCTTGCAGAGCGTTTTGGCGAGGAGATGGCGCGCAAGATACCGCTAGACCAAGGGCCGGAGCCGCTCAACGCCTACAACGAACAGAAAAAAATGTACAACCGCGCAAAAATCTGCGAGTTGTGGGACAAAGAGCGCAACAAGGTTGTGTGGCTGTGTAAGGGTATGCCGACCGTCATTGACGAGCGCGACGACCCGCTTGGCTTGGAAGGCTTTTGGCCTTGCCCGCGCCCGCTGTTTGCGACGACGACCAGCGATAGCCTCGTCCCGGTTCCTGATTTTGTCCTGTACCAAGACCAAGCGATGGAGTTGGACATTCTGTCCGACCGAATTGATGGCTTGGTCAAGGCGCTGCGCGTGCGTGGCGTGTACGACGCATCACAGCCCGCCCTTCAGCGGCTCATGACCGAAGGTGACAACAATGCTCTCATCCCTGTGGACAAGTGGACAGGCTTTAGCGAAAAAGGTGGCCTCAAAGGTTCGGTTGACCTTCTCCCGCTGGATACCATTGCCCAAGCCCTCATCCAATGCTACCAAGCCCGAAGCGATATCAAGGCCCAAATCTACGAGATCACGGGCATATCAGATATCATCCGCGGCCAAGGCGCGGCCTCGGAAACTGCCACAGCACAGCAAATCAAAGGCCAATACGCGGGATTGAGACTCCGCTCCATGCAAGAGGACGTAGCCCTGTTTGCGTCCGACCTTATCCGGCTCAAGGCGCAGATCATCTGCACCAAGTTCCAGCCGGAAACCATCCTGCAATACGCCGCCGCGCAGCAAATGACGCAAGCGGATCAGCAGTTGATCCCGCAGGCCATTGAACTCATCAAGAACAAGCCGCTACGCAATTTCCGCATTGAGATTGCGTCGGATTCGTTGGTGCAGATTGACGAGGCGCAAAACAAGCGCGACCGGTTGGAGTTTATCCAAGCCTATGGCGGGTTCTTGAACCAAGCCTTGCCGGTGGCGCAGGCATCGCCGCAGATGGTTCCGATGATGATGGAACTGCTCAAGTACGGTATTGGCGCATTTAAGCAAGCCCGGGGCATTGAGGGCGAATTGGACACCGCACTCCAGCAGATGAAGCAGGAAGCGCAGCAGCCGAAGCCCAATCCCGAGGCCGAAGCGGAGCAAGCCAAGATGCAAGCCGAGCAACAGAAAGTGCAGGCCGAAATGCAGATGGAACAAGCCAAACTCCAGCAGGAAGGCCAATTGCGTGCGCAGGAAATGCAGATGCAAGCGCAGATTGACAAGTACAAGGCCGACCTTGACGCGCAGACCAAGATCAACGTGGCGCGCATCTCGGCTAACCCGGGCATTGATATCCCGATGCTTGAGGTAACCAAGGCCAACACAGAACGCATGATGGAAAACGTGGAAGGCAACGTGGTCGGTTCCGCGCAGGCTATCCAAGAACTGCAACAGCAGACGATGCAGATGTATGCCGACATGATGGGCAAATTGGACGCCGCGCTAAAGGCCATGACGGCTCCCAAGCGCATTGTGCGTGGCCCCGATGGTCGTGCTGCTGGCGTAGAGGTTGTCCAGCCGCGGCAACAGGCGTTGCCGTTAGCCCCGCAGCCGATGCAGCCCGCGCCTCCTCAAATGCCGCCGACGGTGCAATAAGCCATGGCTCTGGTACTTAAAGACCGCGTAAAGGAAACGTCAGCCACCGCCGGAACTGGCGCGATGACGTTGGCGGGTACATCTGTCGGTTATCAGCCGTTCTCGGTGATCGGCACCGGCAATACGACGTACTACACTATTTACGACAGCACTACGGGGGCGTGGGAAGTTGGAACTGGTACTTACACTTCTAGTACGAATTCCCTGTCACGCGACTCTGTATTCGCGTCAAGCAATGGCGGCAATCTCGTGGATTTCGCGGCCAACACTAAAGATGTGTTCGTCGCGTACCCTGCGGAGGAAGCAGTCACATTAGACTCTGCGCAGACGATTTCCAACAAAACGCTCTCTAACGCCAACCTTGGCACGCCGACCGCTGGCGTACTGACCAATGCCACGGGCTTGCCGCTTACCACAGGCGTCACAGGAGCGCTTTTAGAGGCCAATGGCGGCACCGGGGAAACAACCTATACCAACGGTCAATTGCTTATTGGCAACGCCGCTGGCGGGCTTACAAAAGCCACGCTAACCGCTGGAACGGGCGTCACCATTACCAACGGCGACGGTTCAATAACGATTAACGCACCGGATGTTGGCACGGTATCGGCGGTTACCGCGTCGGCTCCGCTGGCATCGTCGGGCGGTAATTCGCCCAATATCAGCCTTACCGGGACGGTTGGGATTGCAAGCGGCGGCACCAACAGCACGGCAACCCCTACGGCGGGCGGCGTGGCTTACGGCACTGGCACGGCCTACGCCATCAGCACGGCGGGAACGGCAGGCCAGTATTTGCAGTCAACCGGGTCGGGCGCTCCGGCGTGGTCAAGCATTTCGTCGGGCGTCGGTTCAACGGCGTATTACGGCGCTTTTCAAGATACGACTGACCAAACCATCGCTAGCACAACCACGGTATATGTCGTTGCGATTGGAACGGTTGACGAGGCTAACGGCGTAACGATTGCGTCTGGCAATCAAATTACCTACGCCAACGCCGGGACGTACTCGCTGACGTATTCAATTCAACTGGATAGCGCAAACAGCAGCATCCATGACGTTGACATTTGGGTGCGTAAAAATGGCGTTGACCTTACCGACACCAATAGCCAATTTAGTGTGCCGAACAAGCATGGCGGTACAAACGGGCATTTGATTGCTGTTTGTAACTACATTTTCACGCTTGCGGCAGGCGATTACTTGCAGTTGGTGTGGGCGGCTAGCAGCACCGATATTTCTATTCAAACGTATGCGGCTGGAACATCACCCACGCGCCCAACAACCCCGGGCGTCATTGTCACCACGGCACAATTGACGCAGATTGGTATCGGGTACTACGGATTGACATCCACCTCGTCGGTTGCCATCGGAACCGGCACCAAGACGTTTACAACCAACCTTAACGCAACAAACACAGCGTTTACGGTTGGCTCGCGTGTACGTGTGGCGTACCCGCCCGATCCGACGTACTTCATGGAAGGCAACATCACCGCGTTTAGTGGTACAACGTTGACCATTTATGCGGACGTAATTGGCGGGTCGGGAACGCTTGCCAACTGGTCGTTTACGTCGGTTGGTTCTGCGGGCGTCACAAGCATCAGCGCGGGAACGACAGGCCTTACCCCCGCTACGGCAACCACAGGCACGATCACGCTCGCGGGCACGCTTGTCCCGGCGAACGGCGGCACTGGGTTCGACACGTACACGGACGGCCAACTCTTGATTGGCAATAGCACCGGCAATACGTTAGCGAAATCAACGCTGACGGCGGGTTCTGGCATTACGATTACAAACGGTTCGGGTTCCATCACAATCGCGGCTTCTGGCGGCAGCGGCGCGGCAGGCGCACAGGCTTACGCTTGGTTCATTTCGTAAGGTGACAACATGGCATTACTAATACTTGACGCAACCACAAAATCCATCGTTGTCGCCATGTCGGGCGCAGCGGCCACGACCAATCCCGATTTTACGGCGGCGTGGGCTGACAACAACGGCACGATTTTTACCGAAGGCGCAACCGATGGCGCGCTAAACGGCACTAGCAGCGTAACGCTAGTAACGGCTCCTGCGGCGTCAACGAGGCGCACGATTAAGGCCATCACCATTGAGAACAAGGACACGGCGGCGGTTACGCTGACCATTTCCTATAACAACAACTCAACGCTTCGTACCATTGCCAAGGTAACGCTACAGGTTGGCGACACTTGGACGACGGACGGCACGTTTGACACTAACGGATCGCTCAAGCAGACGCTTGGCACGGTTAACCTTGCTTCGGTTACTGGAACGCTTGGCACGGCCAATGGCGGCACGGGAACCACGAGCGGCACTAGCGGCGGCGTCCTGTACTATTCGGCTACCGGCACGATTGCATCGTCTGGCTTGCTTGCTGCAAACGCGCTTGTAATTGGCGGCGGCGCAGGTGTTGCCCCGTCAACGATTACGACCGGCACGGGCGTAGTTACCGCGCTTGGCGTTAACACCGGTTCGGCTGGCGCGTTTGTCGTTAATGGTGGCGCACTTGGCACGCCGTCCAGCGGTACGGTAACTAACCTTACCGGCACCGCCAGCATCAACATTAACGGCACGGTTGGCGCAACTACGCCGACCACGGGCGCGTTTACCACGGTTGCGGCATCTAGCACGGTTACGTTGTCGGGGCTTACTGCGTCAACGGCGCTGGCTTTGGACGCCAGCAAAAATGTGGTTAGCGTTACCAATACCGGAACTGGCAACAACGTGCTGGCTACTTCGCCCACGCTTACTACGCCAATTTTGGGAACGCCGACTTCTGGCAACCTTTCCAACTGTACTGCTGACGGCACAAACAGCGTTGGTTACCGCAATATCCCGCAATCGGGATCGGACAAAACATCGTCCTACACGCTTGCAACCACCGATGTCGGCAAGTTTATTGGAGTTGGCACAAGCGGCAGCATTGTAGTGCCAAACAGCACGTTTGCGGCAGGTGATGTTGTGTCGATTTTCAACAACACGTCTGGAAGCATAACAATTACCACCAATCCAACCTCTAGTTATATTGCTGGCGCAAATACGACCAAAGCTAGTGTGAGCCTTGCAACTCGAGGCGTTGCGACAATTTTGTTTATCAGCGGGACGGTTTGCGTAATTAGCGGAAACGTGAGCTAAAAATGTCTGG